CTGATAGCCCCGCCATAACCGGTGAGGCGATCATCCTGTTCAACGCCGGCTGGCAACTCAGCCTGATTGAGGCCTGATCATGATCTATCGCTGGGCTCCACGCTGGCAGTTTCTTGACCGGGACGACCTCCTGCACCTGTTCTGCATGTTGAGCATTCGGATATCAGGCACACAGATGGACGATCGGGAATTCCCGCCGCGGCTGAAACGTCAATTTACCAAACAGCGCAACGGCTGGCGTTTCGATGGTCAAGTGAACCAACTCGAATATGACGACATTGCCTATCTGAGCAGCTTCCTGAAAATTCGGGTGCCGGCGGACGTAGCAGAGGCATCAAGCTTCTCCAGCCGGCTCCGTGTTCATCTCACGCGTGACGAAGAAACCGGCGATTACAATTGGACACCCGATCCAAGCTTCCTGGACTGCGGAGAGGTGCCGCATATCCTCCCGTGGCTACAGCTTCACGTGTGTGAAACCAGGTTCAATGCCGGCACATTTCCGGCACGCCTCAAATGCCATTTCAAGGCAGACCAAGCAGAGGCGGCGTAATCTGGCATGCCCGCCGACAAACTGACGCCGAAACAGGATCGTTTCGTCCAGGAGTACCTGATCGATCTGAACGCCACACAGGCCGCGATACGAGCCGGATACAGCAAAAAAACCGCAAAAGAGATTGGGTTTGAGAACCTGACCAAACCTCACATAGCGGCGGTAATAGCGGATCATCAGGGCAAACAGCTTGATCGAACCGAACTTTCCGCGCGCCGTGTACTCGAGGAACTGGGCAACATCGGCCTGTCAGATGTGCGCCAGGTGTTCGACGAGCACGGGCAGATCAGGCCGCCTAAAGATTGGCCGGATGCTTTTGCCGCGGCTGTCTCATCAGTCGAAGTGGTCGAGCGCCCAACCAATCTGAAAAACGAGGATGGAACGCCAAAAGTCGAGCTTACCTACAAGGTGAAGCTGTGGAGCAAAACCGCGGCGGTGGAAACGCTGGCCAGGCACTTTGGACTGGTTCGCCGCGACGGGCCGGCAGTGCAGATCAACAATACGACCGTGATCAACGAGGATCACCGCACCGTCGTCGTCCAGGTGAGGGACGAGCTATCGGAGTTGTTCGAGGAGACACATGGACAGATCAAAGCTCCCGACGACGCGCAACGCCTCAATTGAATTCTATCGGAAATTCCTGACAGGGGCGGCAGAGAAGGGCGAGGAGCACGTTCAGCAAGCAAAGCGGTGGCTTGCGCGAAACGATCTGTTCTATCTCATGGTGGCCGTTTGCGGCCGAAAGGATGTCAATCGCGACTGGCTATTCGACCGGTGCCGTGAAGTTGAAGCCGCGCCGAACGGGTTTCTTGACCTATGGGCGCGTGAACATTTTAAGTCCAGCATCATCACCTTCGGAATGAACCTGCAGGATATTCTGGCCAGCCACGGAGAGGACCCAGAACCGCGATACAACGGCCAGGAAGTCACGATCGGCATATTCAGCCACACACGGCCGATCGCGAAGGCTTTCCTGCGCCAGATCAAAAACGAGTGCGAACAGAACCAGACACTGAAGGATTTGTTCCCGGATGTGGTCTGGGCCTATCCGAAGTCAGAAAGCCCGAAATGGTCCGAGGACGAGGGCCTTGTCTTCAAACGGAAGGGCAACCCGAAAGAAGCGACAATAGAAGCTTGGGGCCTGGTAGACGCGCAGCCCACATCAAAGCACTTCCAGGTGCTGTGCTACGACGACATCGTGACCAAGGAATCGGTCACCTCGGAAATGATCAAGAAGACGACCGAGGCATGGGAACTGTCCACAAACCTGGGCACGGAAGGCGGTGTTTCCAGGTACGCCGGCACCCGATACGCGGCATTCGACACTTACTACACGATGATGGAACGGGGCGTCCCCAGCCGCGTGCATGCTTGCACATCGGACGGATCGGAGGACTGGTCGAAGTCGGTGCTCATGAAGCCGGAAACACTGGCGGAAAAACGGAGAAAGCAGGGCGTCTATACATTTGGCGCCCAGATGCTGCTGGATCCAACAGCGGACAAGACTCAGGGGTTCCGCAAGGAATGGCTGAAATACTGGCCTTGCGAGAGTTTCGCCGGTCTGAATTTCTACATTGTGGTCGATCCGGCCAGCAAGAAAAAGAAGGACAGCGACTGGACGGCCATGTGGGTCGTCGGCGTCGGTGGCGATGGCAACTGGTACATCTGCGACGTGATCCACGATCGCCTGAACCTGACAGAGCGCGCAAAGGCCTTGATGGGCCTGCACCGCAAGTGGCGCCATTTCGGGCCGATCAAGGAAGTAGGCTACGAGCGATACGGCAAAGACAGCGACATCGAGCATATCGAGTACGTCCAGGGCGAGGACAATTACAGGTTCGACATCACGGAAGTCGGCGGCGGCATGCACAAGCATGACAGGATCCGGCGGCTTGTTCCCAAATTCGAGGATGGCCGGATCTTCCTGCCCGAATGCGGGATCATCAGGAAGAACCACGAAGGCCTGACGATCGATATCATCCACAAGTTTGTGCATGACCAATACACGATGTTCCCGGTGAGCCAGTTCGATGACCTTCTGGATAGCCTGGCACGCATGCACGATCTGCCGATCACGATCCCCGAGCCGGTCCCGGTGACTAGTCGCGGCCAGCACAGGTCGAAGCCGAGGCGGTCCGCCTGGGCGGCCTGACAACAACCACAAATTATTCTTAGGCGCCAGGGGTGCCCCGCCACACCCGGCCTAGACCCACGTAAGGTTGAAACAGCCATGTACGAGATGACGATTACACCGTCGGCCTCATTCACGAGGCCTGCGAACACGACAGCCTATGGCGCTGGTGACCTGGTCGCCAATTCTGCGACGTCCGGCGAAGTCGTGCCCATGGAGTTCATGGTGTCGAAGTTGAGCCATGGGCGGGGGAAAGCCCGGCGAGCCCGGTTGCATAAGAACGACGCGACGACGACCAACGCTTCATTCACGCTGCACCTGTTCACGGCAGCGCCGACTGTGACGAACGGCGACAATGGCGCCTTGGCCGTGTCGACAGCGGCCGCCTATCTGAGCGCGGTGGCGATCGACATGACGTCTGGTGCGTTTGCCGGCACCAGTGACCTGATCGACTTCGCCGCGGTCAATCCTGAAATCAATTTCGACCTGGAGAGCGGCCGGAAGATCTACGGCCTCCTGGAAGCGGAAGCGGCCTACGTCCCAGCCTCCGGTGAGGTGTTCACCGTCACCCTGGAAATCGAAGGCTGATCGGCGTGGCGGATCCGCTGCTTACGCATGCCGACGAGGGTTTGACCGGTATGGCGCCGGACCCGGACAGCCGGGAGGCTGGAAACTCCAAAAGGGCGTTGTTCCGGCGCCTCAAACGGGACGTGATCACCGACCTTAGGAACTCGGCAGAATGGCGCAGGGAGGCGCGAGAAAATTACGACATGTTCGCGGGCAAACAATGGTCAAAGGCAGAGGAAGGCGACATTTCGGATTCCGGCAAGGTGCCGATCATCTTCAACCGCATCCTGTCCGTCATCAAAGCCGTTGCCGGGCATGAGATCAACAACCGCCATGTGCAGAAGTTCTTTCCGCGGGGTGTGGAGGACACGGCCGCCAATGAGGTTCTGAACGCCGCGTCCAAATGGATGGGCGATATTTGCGATGCAGAGGATGAGGAGTCAGACGCGTTCGAAGACACCACCATCTGCGGCATGGGTTGGACGGAACATTTCCTGAGCTACGATGAGGACCGGGAAGGCAAGTATCAGGAGGTCCGCACTGATCCGCTGGAAATGGCTTGGGATTCCTCGGCGAAGCGCAAGAACATTGTTGACGCCGAACGCATCCACCGAATTCGCCGTGATGTGAAAGTCACCAAAGCGCGGCAGATGTTCCCGGGTAAGCATGACATTGAACTCGACGCAAGCTGGGTGATCGGGGAAAGCGACGGGCAGGATCCAGTCCCGATCGAGGAACGCCGCGAGCACCGGTCCGGATTGTCTGAGGGGCCGGGTTTCGGCGAAGAAAAGAAAATCACTCTGGTCGAGACTCAGTGGTGGGAGCACGAACCTTATTATCTTGTTGCGGCTGGTGGCGAGCCGATCGAGATGGACGCTTCGAAGTTTCAGACGTTCAAGACCCGGGCAAAAGATATCGGGTTTGCATTCGAGTCCATTCGCCTGCAGCGAAAGGTCTTTCACCGGGCGTTTCTGGGCGCGACCGGCATTCTGGAGCAGCACGAGTCACCGGCCGGCAACAGCTTTACTTACACCTGCATCACCGGCGAACGCGATCGCAACGCCAAGAAATGGTTTGGCCTGGTCCAGGTCATGAAGGATCCGCAGAAGTTCTCCAACAAATGGCTGTCGAACACCCTGCACATTCTGGACACGACCGCCAAGGGCGGGCTCATGGCCGAGGAGGATGCTTTCGAGGATCAGCGCCAAGCAGAAGATAGCTGGGCGCAGCCTGATGCCATCACATGGTTAAAGAAAAAGGCGCTGCAGGAAAACAAGATCAAGGAGAAAACCGCGGGCCAATTCCCAGTCGGGTATTTCCAGCTTTCGCAAGTCGCATCCAGCGCCGTGCTGGACGTTGTCGGGATCAACCTGGAATTCCTCGGTATGGTCGACCGGAACCAGCCCGGCATTCTCGAGGCTCAGCGCAAACAGGCTGCCGTGACAATCCTGGCGACCCTGTTCAACAATCTGAGGCGGTTCCGGAAAGGTGTTGGCAGGATCCGTCTGCATTTCATCCAGAATTACATGTCAGATGGCCGTTTGGTCCGGGTGGTTGGGCCGATGGGCGCCAAATCGGTTCCTCTGGTCAAAGACAAGACACTCGGCCGCTACGATGTGGTGATCGACGAATCCACGTCCGGCATCAATCAGAAGGCGGAAACATGGGCAATCCTGACTTCCATCCTACCGCTGATAAAGGAATTCATCACACCTGAAATCCTGATGCTGGTCCTGAAATATTCGCCACTGCCGGCAAGCCTTCTGGCTGAGATCGAAGCCATGGTTACGGAAGGTGGGGAAGATCCGCAAGCCGAACAGCAACGCAAGATGATCACACAGCAGATCGTCACGGCGCTGGAAAAGGACAAGGCATCGACTGCCAAGGATCAGGCATCAGCACAGAAACTCACTGCCGAGGCGGCCAAGACGGTCGCAGAGACTGAACAGATGGGCACGGTCATCGATCCGAAGGTGCAGGACCTCCTGCGTATGGTGGGTGAAGCCGGCGGTGCCCAAGCCGCATAACCACGAAACGAGGACACCATGGCACCCTTAAACCGAGCGGCGAAGATGTCCGCCGAGGATCTCAAATGGCAAGCTGAGAGCGATGTTCGCACACTCATCGATGCCGAGAAGATCAAATCCGAACCCGCTCGCCTGAAACGGGCGATGGAATGCGCCAAAGAACAGCAGCAAGCACTGAAGAAGGTGGGCAAATAATGGTCGACAAAGGTGGCGACACCCTCAACCGCGAAGACTTCGATCTGATCACTGGCATGGACCAGGATCCGGATATGCCGGAATTTCTGCGAGGCAGTTCGGATGAATTGACCGCTGACGAAATGCAACTTCTGGAGGCCGATAAGCGAGGCGAAACCCTTGAGGAGCCAGGCGATGGCACGACCCAAACCGAAACCGAAACCTCGACCGAGGCCGAAACCGGGTTACTGAACGAGCAGGGTGCCGAAGGTGATCAGGAGAACGCCGACGGCCAGGGCGACGATGACGACGTCGATGCGGACGGCAAGCCAAAGATGGTCGACCACCGCGCTTTGCACAAAGAACGCGAAGGGCACAAAACGACCAAGAAGGAACTGGCTGAATGGCGGGACAAGTTTTCCCGACTTGAAGGCAGGATCGACGCTCTGCAAGACCTGGGCAAAGCAGGTCAGTCCAAGGGCGACGGCGACGAGGCCACCGAGAGTGCCGACGAAGACCCGATGCCGGACGCCGAAGAGGATATTTTCGGGTATGCGAAATGGCAGGGCCGAAGGATCGAACGATTGGAAGCGGCCAATAAGCAAACCGCCGATACGGTCGCAGAAGGCCAACGCCAAACAGCAACCGCCACAGAGAAGACCGAGATCGTTCGAGCGTTCCAGCAGGACGCCCAAACATTTTCGGGCGAAACCCCCGAATTCGCGCAGGCCTACACGTTCCTGGTTGCGTCTCGGACCAACGAACTCAAGAGATTGGGCTACACGGATCCGAAGGAACAGGTTGCCAAAATAAATGAAGACGAGATGTCGATCGTTAGAACAGCGATCGCGAATGGCGAGAGCCCGTCCGAGATCCTGTATGAACTTGCCCGAGAACGTGGGTTCCAGCCGGGTTCGACATCGGAACAACAGAACTCCGAAACAAAAACCGATGCGGCCGCTCAGTCGGAAACCTCAAGCCAAAACGCCAAGGGAGCCGACACAGCCACAACGAAGGCCCAGTCGGGCGCCAAGACAATCGAAGATCTCAAAAAGGCCCAGAACGCCGCCATGTCGCTTTCCAGCGCTGGTGGAGCGGACGCCTTGGAGATCACCGCAGAATCATTGATCGCCATGAGCGACGAACAGTTTGATGCATTCTACGCAAAGCACAAAGCCGAGGTAGACCGCGTCATGGGGAAATAGTCCCCACTTCCGCCACGGGGGCGCAAGCCCGTTACGGTTGAGCCACCGTTATCAGCTCGACTCCGGCAGAGCACCGTATCCGCTCAGGTCCACGCCCGACCTACAGGCGTTCCGTCTGCCCTGGACGTCAATCAGCGCGCCAAACCCAAAATCTTCACAAATCTTAGGAACCACAAATGTCCTATTCGAGCTACGGCGTTAATGACGCTATGGCCGTCAAGTTGTGGTCGAAAAAGACTTACCTTCAGGCGCTGAAATCCACTGCAATCGCACCGCTGGTCGGGAAGTCCGAGAATTCGATCATTCACCACAAAGACGAGCTGGAAAAGGGGCCGGGCGATCTCG